TTGTCTTGAGCTTTACCCGTAGACATAAGTTCGTCATATAGGTCATTCAACGGTGATGGTTCGTTGTCATTCTTTCCTGGATCATAGAGTTTGAGCCATTGTTTGTTTACCTGTACTTCGTGGAACCAAACTTCCTTAAATGGTGAAGAATTGTCAGGTGTTGGTAGAATACGAATTCGTTTACGGCCTGAGGTTTCTCCTTGCAAAAGGATAGTTGTGAAATACTTCTTCAATCGATCTTCACGATCCATTGAGTTACCATTACCGGTTGGTTTGGTGTTTTTTTCGTACTGAGCCAGTACTGCGTCTAAAGATGTTGCCATAATGTGTTAGTTAAAAGGTTTGATAAAAATTAGATTCAAAGTTTCGTATTGTCAAATAAAAAAAGGGGTCTTGGATTTTACCGCTGACCCCTTAATAATAGTTATAAAATTGTCTTAAATCAATATCTGTTCAAAGGTAAACTCTCGTCATAAGTATTAAAAGATCCTTTGATTGTACTTGCATCATAATTGGTTACTTCATCATCTGTCAAAACATACTCGTTCTTACCTGAAGCCTCCATCTCATCCTGTTTTACATCAAAAAAGTCGGTAAGTTTTTGACTATATGGATAAGAATCCAATGATCTTAATTGTAATTTTTCTTCTGGTGTTTTTTGTCTGTATTTCTCAAACTTTACCTCTAAACTATCTACTTTTTGTAAAATCTTAT